ATTGTGATTCAATCATTTATCCTCTTTTTAGTTGCGGAGGCCTGACCTTATTTGTCTTTTTATAAGATGATTGTGATTGAAAATCAACGATATACATTCCCGAAATGGGTTAAAATTATATGTGTGTGTCCGAAATATGTCCTATTTATTTTATAGATATAGTTCCCTATCGTTTTGATTATTAATATTTTTTTACTATATATTCTATCTCTCCAAATCTGATCCGCTTGCATCGGCACATATTGCATTGTCTTCCACTTGGGCATGTTTTTTGATTGTTTTGAGTTCACCTTTTAGTTCTCCCACTTCCAAAAGCAATTTCTTGTTCTCGATTTCAAGCTGATTATATTTTTCTAAAAAAAAAGAATTGTCAATCTGCAAATTTTGTTTGGAAAGCAAGATATCTCCTTCTCCAGTAATAATCCTCATGATATTAACTGAAGGGTATTTGACATATATATTTAGCAGTACTTCTGTTGTTATGTCCTTTTTTAAATTAGCTATGTATGATCTGCTCATACCTATATCAATGCTAAATTGATTAGCTGATATATTTAGAGCTTCACAGATGTCAAGTAAGCGTTGCTTTATCATCATATATATAATAAAAGTTAACATGATAAATATAAATATCATTCTGTTTGTATATGATAAATATAGTTATCATATTTGCATCGTGTTAATAAATTCACGTAGCTAAGTTAGTAAAAAGAGATATTAAACGAATATAAAACTTTAATAATTTATCAATTATGGTATTTACAGACTATATGAAGAGCTTGCCGAATCAGCAGATGGATACTATTAAAAAGTTAGCAGAAATCACGTGCTCTACTCCGGCATCGGTGTACAGGTGGATAAACGGGTTGAATCCTCCTGCTCCTATTAAGCAAAAAATCATAGCCGAATATCTTGGTATGAGTGTTGAAGAATTGTTCCCATCTAAAGATGAATGAGATAGCCAACATAGAGTTCTACAACACCCCCGAAGGGGATGTTATGATGAAGGAGTTAGGGCGGCCGGCTGTGGTTTTGGATGAGAACAACCGCCCGACGATAGAGTGCATGTTATCAGTTATTCGAGATCGATACCCTAAAGCACATACCCGTTTGATGCAGATTTATTCAAGCAGTACAATGAATCGTTGGTATTATGAATTCCGGGTTGTTCATCGATTCATACGCTGTAATTTCGGCGAATATGATCAGCATAATTTAGATATAAACAGAGATGGCCTATTTGTTTTCGAAGAGGTTAAATGTCCTCTTCGGGGCGAGTGTGAGCATGAGGGGGTAATATGTCGTCCTGAGTTGAATACTTCATTGACAGAACGTGAGATGGAAGTGTTTCGGTTAATAGCATCCAACTACCAGACGGACGATATCGCAGCAGAATTGCACATATCACCTTGTACCGTTAATCGGCATAGAGAAAATATTAAAGCAAAAATCAAGGTGCGTAACGTGGGCGAGTTGATTGCCTACTGGCATCAAAATCAAATGAAATAAAGATTATGAAAAGTGATAAAGTGGAAATGAACAAAGGATTGCTCGAGGCGTGGCTTGGAGCAGTCCATGAGAATGATCTTCCTGTCAATATTCAGACGGGAAAAGAATTCGATGATTGTAATGGTGACCGGATGGTGGAGGTGCTTATGGAGTATGACGAAAGTGACAAGATGCTTGTTATGGGGGCTTTGAATGCTACGATTAATGAGTGGACTGGTCTAGTCTGATTCGGAACGATATAGAAATGAGTCACATAGATAGCACAAGAAAATCGTATTCATCTCCATACGAGATAACGGTCTGTATGACCAAAGAGGAATGTAAGATATTGCTTCCGTTCTTTCAGAAAGCATATAAGAGTGTAAAATCAAAATACGAAAAGTATAATGATATTCACAATGGAGGGGAGGCTACGGAAAGAGAAGAAAATCTTCTTATGAAATACTCTGAGCAGTTGGAAAGACTGGAGAGTGTTTTATCATCTATTGATGAAATTTTAAAATAAGAAAATTATGAATAATGACAGACAGAAGATATTAACTGATTATATTTCCTACTTATACACAACAGGCAGGACTTATGATACTGTCGGGAAATATATCAAGCATGTCACGGATTTTTTAGAGATGACCAAAGAAGTGAACCGCCGTGGTTATTTGAATTACAAGCGTGAAAATGCAGATGTCATGGTGCGTCACTCCATAATGTGTTCAGCTATATGCGATCTATTATCCTTTCTCAACATCGGATATGGAAAAAGGGAAAAGGCGGTGAAACCTTTGGAAAAACTTGATGTCATTTCGGAGAAGAACAAGAAACAACTTCATGATTTCATTATATGGCTGACTGACAACAATGATTACTCTTCTCATACAGTTGATATATATTACACATCCATGAAGAAGTATTTCGAGTATGCCAATGAGGTAAACATGGATAATTGCAGGAGGTTTATAAAAAGTCTTGAAGAAGAAAAATTATCTCCTGCTACCATCCGTTTGCGGATTACAGCAATCGAAAGATTTTCTAAATGGCTGAAGAAGCCTATAGAACTGAAGCGTCCTAAAATAAAGCGCAAGCTTGATGTGAACAATGTGCCGACCGAAGAGGAATATAACCGGCTGTTGGAATATCTCAAGGGAAAAAACAATAAGGATTACTACTTTTTTATCAAGGTATTGGGTACAACGGGCGCCCGTCTGTCGGAATTTCAACGATTTACATGGGAGGATATAATTAGTGGTGAGGTTACATTGAAAGGTAAAGGTAACAAGTACAGACGTTTTTTCTTCCAAAAGCAATTGCAGCAGGAAGCGAAGGTTTACGCTAAGGAATATGGTAAGACCGGGATTTTCGCAGTAGGGAGATTCGGTCCGATCACACAGCGTGGCTTTTCTCAGCATTTGAAAGTATGGGGGAAACATTGCGGCATCGATTCAAAGAAGATGCACGCACACGCCTTTCGCCATTTTTTCGCTAAGATGTTCCTTAAAAAAAACAAAGATGTAATTCAACTCGCTGACCTTTTAGGCCATGGGAGTGTAGACACAACTAGAATTTATTTGCAAAAAAGTTATGACGAACAAAAAAAAGATTTTAATCGAAACGTTACATGGTAGTGTAGCGCAGCTCAATGAACTGTCATCCATGACCGAAGGGATAGACGTCTATGACGAGACCGGACATGTTGATACAAAATTTCTCATGGAAGCGCTATCCTGTGTCAATACCTTCGTGAATGCGAGCAATACGGTTGTTCAAAAAATATCCTCACTGTTAGCACCTGACGCCCCGGTTGGGGAAAAGAAGAAACAGGCTGACGAAGGCAAAAAATGGAATGTGGAAGAAATACTGAAACATTGTACTCTTGAAAACAATATCCTCAAACTTCCTCAAGTTCAATTCAATAAAAAATCTTATGCCGAAGCAAAAAAGTGGATAGAAGAAGCCGGCGGCTCATGGCAAGGTGGGAAGATACAGGGTTTCACATTCCCGTTTAATCCGGAACGTGTGTTTTCCATACTGAAAGAGGGTAAACGGTGTAATCTTCAGCAGGAATACCAGTTTTTTGAAACGCCGGCTGAGGTGGCGGACTGGCTGGTTATGCTTGCCGGCGGAATACATGAAAATGATACGGTACTGGAACCGAGTGCCGGCCGCGGTGCTCTCATTAAAGCCATTCATCGAGCTTGTCCTTCTGTAACAGTGGAATGCTATGAACTGATGCCGGAAAACAGAGAGTTTTTACATTCGTTGGAAAATGTGATACTGCTTGATGAAGATTTTACCAAAGACAGTGTAGGTAGTTACACTAAGATTATTGCAAATCCTCCGTTTTCCGGTAATCAGGATATAGAGCATGTCAGGCTTATGTATGATCGATTGGAAGAAGGCGGCACGCTTGCGGCAATAACTAGCCAACACTGGAAATTCGCTTCGGAAAAGAAATGTATTGATTTCCGAAACTGGCTGAAAGAAGTACATGGAGAAGTGTTTGAAATCAGCGCAGGCGAGTTTAAAGAGAGTGGCACTTCTATTAGTACAATGGCGGTAGTTATAAAAAAATAATTCAAAATGGAACAGATATGAGTAAAAAAAGAACAATGCAAATAGATGTAATTGAGGAAGTAAAAGGAACTCAATTCATGCAATGCAAACTGTATATAGATGGCAATGCGAGTGTTATTCTTATGAATAAAATCGATTATGAAAGGCTGTTAAGCGATAGTTTTTTTGTGCGTGATGGTAAAAATCGGGATTCAGCCGGAGTGTTGAATACTACTAACACTTTTTTAGAAAAAGATTAATATTTAAAATTAATTCGATATGAGCAAATATCAAACAGAAGCTGGGATAGAATGTACTCCCGAAGAATGTAAGTTGATTGACTCTCTGAAACGACTTGCAAAAAAGTGGGAAAAGGATGGTAAGCGTCTTTGGCTGTATTCAGCCAGTGGTTCGCTTCATGTAATGATGCATGGAGATACAGACAATAATCCTACACCGGAATTTACGCAATATGGAGGTAGCAATATTGAAAATAGTGTAACTACTATTGATGGCATATTAAATGATGGTGGAGATTGGTAATTGACTAATAACGATATAGGTATGAATATAGATACTGAATTTAACGTAGGAGATAGCGTATGCTATCTGAGCGGGGATAACATTATCCATACAAGTATAAGCAAAATAATTATCGAAATATCCTATACTGATGATAGTTTTCTTATGGTTTA